GTTTTGCTCGATATCGTAGGCCGCAAAATTGGCGTTCAGGGCGTAAACGTCCAGGGCCTCGCCGGAAACGATACGCATAGCGATTTTATCAGCATTGGTAAAATCCTCAGACAAAACGCCGATCATATCTTTCAGGTGCTTTGCCTTTCCCAAAGTCTCCTGCCGCCATGCAATATAGTTTCGCCGCTTCATTTTCCCGGCTTCGACAAGTGCGGCTTTTTCTTTGTCCTCTTTTTCAAACGTTTTGAGAATTTCTCCCAGCCGCTTCTTTGCATCGTCCACGGTTTCGCTGTAGATTCTGGCAATCCGCTTTTCCGTGATTTCCAGCCGCTTGTCCGTCCACTTATGCCCATAGTCGGCCATGGCTTATTCCTCCGGCTGTTGGTTCTGGTTGTCCAGCTCCTGCTGCTGTTGCTGCTGCATCGCCTGGAATTGCTTTTCCATGGCACCCATCCGCTGCAAATCGGCCTCATCCCGCCTTTTCAGGATGTCCGGCACTTCCTCCGGCAGAATCCACGGCAGGTGCTTCAAAATGGTTTCGTCATCCAGGTATTCGGCGGCGGACAGGACCATGCTGGTCTCCTCAGCCTGGTTGATAACCTTGTTCCAGGTAAATTGCGGCTCCGGGTTCGGGATTCCGCCCACGGCGCAAATCTGATGGATAAAGTCAATCAGGAAATATTCGAAGTCTGCGCATTTGTTGTCCTGCGGCTGATAGGCGGCGGAAATCTCCGTTGCCGTCTTTTCCGCTCCGGCCAGCGCCGCAACGTCCAGCATTTGTGCATCCTCATACAGATCACGCCGCAGAATGTCAAGCATGGTCTTTCTCGCTTCTACGGGAACGTCCAGGGTGTGAGCCTCCGCCGCCGCCCCGTCGGCATCGTCCACCGTCGCCGCCCGGACCGAACGCATCCGCTGGATGAACTTGGCAAGGTCCGGGTCGTCCATAGCTCCGGAGTTGTGCAGTAACCAGTAAACACCGGCCTCGTCAATCTGGTTGGCAAATCCCGACTTGACAAAATCGTAGCAGTCAATGGATTCCCGCAGGCCCACCAGCTCAGATTCGTGGGTGTCGTTGCCATACAGAATGGCAATGGGCAGGCGGGTGTAGTTCTCGTCGCACTGGTCCACAACGCCAAAATCGTCCCGCAGCTCCCGCCGAATGTAGCCTCTCTTTGCCACCAGCAGGGAAGGGGTGTCACTTCCGGTTGCGCTCCACTCGCTCACACCGTCAGGCTCGTAGAGCGTGGCCCGGAACACACTTTTGCGCCCAGTCTTCCGAAACCAGTACCGGATTCCGGCCATCATTTCCCCGGTGCTTTCGTCAAACAGAGGCACAAATCCGGGATTTCCGGCGGTGTCGGCGAACGAAAACACTTCCAGATGGTCCAGATTCCAGAATCCGAATGCTTTTCCCTGGGCCAGCGCCATCTTGGCGGCGGTCTGTAGCTTGTTGTCAAAGTTCGCCCCCAGCTGCTCTTTCTCGTTCATGGAAACGCCATTGCCCAGCACATATCCAACCTCCTGGGTAATCAGCCGCCGGAACATAAGCGTTTTGAGCCTGTAGTCGCTTGACCAGATGTCCGGGGTCTTGTTCCCGGACAGAGTAAAAATAACCTTCTGCATCCGCTCGATGGTCAGATTGTGCTTGTTGTAGTACGCCATGCCCGCCACAGCGTCCCGGTAAGCTTTGCTGTCCCGGTGCATATTCACAGATTCCCGCAGAAATTCCCCGATTCTTCCGCCGCTGACAGCTTCCTGCAAATCCTGGTATGTCTTCATTCGTTCCCTCCGATATGTTTATTTTATAAAAGCATTGTGTAGGCCGGGTCATAAACCGGGTCTTTTTTGTTCCACAGCCGCTTGACGATGCAGGCCAGGCTGTCCGGTGCGTCATCGTGTTCTGCGTCCTCGGTGTAGTCACAAATCTGGTTGATGTATGCCGTATCCGTCCCGGAAACAAAAACCACATTCCGCCACTCAGGCTTCAATACACTGGATATTTTTTCAAATTTGTTTTGGTTCTCGTGGTACGTTACGCACCGTTCGCCCATCCGGCGCAAATCCTTTGCTAAATATCCCTTGTCGCCGTTGTCCTCGCAATAGATCACCCCGGCGTTAAACACCTTGCGGTATCGGATTATATCCTGCTTGCAATCATCAACGTGTTTTCTCCACAACTTCCCGAAAATGTAGTATTTCCCGCCGGACTTCTGGCAGATGGTGAACGCCGTATAATCCTCGCCGCCATACGCTGCATCCACATGGCATATTCCTTGCTCTGCAAGGGCCGGGTCTGCATTTGTCTCCGGGTCTGTGAAAATAACATCGTCGGACGCAATGTGCCGCAGCTCATAGTTTGCGGCGAACAAGGACGCAACCATGCTATCCCGTATTTTTTTCAGCGTTTCCGCAGATATAAGTCCGGTGCTGTAGCAGTCGTACCGTTCCGGCTCCGGCATCAGGGTAAAACAGTCCTCTTTGTGCCAGGGTGTGCCGGTGTTATAAATACGCCCACCACGGTTTTTGATGTTCTGCAACTCCTGATAAATCACTTTTGTGTGATCTCTCTCAGCTTTGGAAATCCTGTCCTGCACGTTCACGATGTCATCCGTAAAGATAATGTCAAAATGCTTGCCGGTCAAGCTGCCGGAAATGCCGCAGCCGTAAAGCTGCACCGTTCCTTTTGCATCCTGGGAAAGATTGGTGTTGATTTCCACAGCGGAAGCCGTGGTAAGAACCAGCGGTTTCCCGTGAATCAGCTCGCACAACGCTTGTAAATGCCTATCCAGCAGGATATTCTGCACCTGCCGGATAACCTCTTTCACGTCGCTGTCCGTTTTGCGCATGAACATGATTTTTTTATTGGGCAGCAGCACAATGAGAATTGCCAGAGCAATGGAAACGCAAGTGGTTTTGTAGCTGCCACGGTGTGCTTGTAGCGTCTTATCCTCGCTGGTGGTAACCATGTCCACCATCCATTTGTTGTGCAGCGGCCCCAAATCCTTAAAGCCAACAGCCCAGCCGATTTTAATCGGCGTTTCCGTCAGCAGTTTCACCGCCTGTTCCGCCGTCATCTCCGATCACCATCTTTTCCAGCTCGTCCAGCGCAATGCCCTTTGCATCCGACACGGTCACATCCACATTGTCCCGCTGGCCCAGGTATTGCTTGCCCAGCCAGATCGCCATAGTTGCGGACTTCTCGGCAAGTTTCCATTGCGAGCGACGCAGGGAAATGCGCCCGTTTCCTCTTTTTTGCTTAAAAACATCCGCAAAACTCGCACCATATGTCCGCTTGCACCACCTATTCAGCGTATCGGCGCTTACTCCGAACCAATCGCAAATTTCATCTTCGGTGCATTGCATAGCACAAAGGTTTTCAAATTGCTTTTGATCGATTTCCTTTCGCGGGCGTGCCATAAAATCACATCCTTTCGTAAAATTTTTCCTTGACATACACGTAAATACGTGGTATACTTAATACGTGGAAAGGAGGTAAACAATGAGCAAGCAAAAGAAAAAGCCCTCGAAACTCGAAACAATCAAAACGGTTGTTGAAATCCTTGCCGGAATTGCCGCAATCGTCAAGACAATAATCGAGATAGTCAAGGGCTAAGTTACCACCAAAGGGGAGGGAAACCTCCCCGGAGGGCTTGCCCATATTATAACCTAAGAAAATGGAGGTTGCAATATGTTTAAGAGAATTCTAAAAAACTTGTCCGGCAGCTTTTGCATATATCTTCTAACCGCTGCCAATGTCATCCACGCAATCGAAACGGACTGCTTTGATTGGCTTTTATGGCTGTCCATTGGCCTTTGCGCCCTGGCTATTATCCTGACTATTGTTTGTTCGTCAGGTGAGAAGGATGGTTAAACTGAAAGAACTTCGGGCAAAAGCCGGGCTGTCTATCAAAGCGCTATCCGATCTATGCGGTGTTCCACGCAGAACGCTTGAAGACATCGAAGCAAGAGGGGATTGCAGAATTTCTACAGCCTATATAATTTGCAAAGCGCTAAAATGTTCCCTCGATGAATTTTACAGCGAATCATGAGCTGATACCTCCCGGTTATTCCGGGGGGTATTTTCTATCTTGCAAATCCCATGTCTTTCCATTTTCCTTTGCCGTTTGATGAACTTTATCATATCCCGTTTCAGATACGGGCTGTCGTCTCTGCAATAATGGTTTGCACTTCTTTACTCGTCATTTCCTAGTCCTCTGACAATTTTCCATTCACGTTCTGACAACTCCCAAATATCTGTGTTGACCTTTTCCGCGGCAGCCTTTTCCGCGGCAGCCTTTTCCGCGGCAGCCTTTTCCGCGGCAGCCTTTTCCGATAGCAAAAAGCCTGATCCGAACAATCCTTTCCCAGACGCTTTTTGCGCGTCAAGCGCACGAATAAAATGTGCGTCACTGCCACCAATTTCAAGGCTTACCCCATGAGCCGCCATATAACACAGCATCGTTGCCGTTAATACCTCGTCTGGATATGAGTATTTCGGCAACTCTCTGTGCAGCTTTTTGAGGTTCTTTTTGTTCTCGCCGTCCAGTATTTCCCTTAAATCAGCAGCAGCGACAATCTTGCCGTCCCCCATGTTGGTAACAAACGACGTGTTAACTGATGCGCCATTTTCATACACAACTCCGCACCCACACGCCACATAGTTTGCTGCACCTCGCATAATGCCAAGCAGCGTAAGCGTTGGGGCAAACAGAAAAAAACGGATTTTCTTGTTAGTGTACCACTCGCAGATTTCCGATATAATGGAAAAAGGCGGGTTGTCTATCACGACACACCCAGCGGGATATTTCTCGCTTTTATAATCCCCGCCAGGGTAAAACGGACGCACAATCGCAGCATTGCCAATTTCGTACTTCTCAACCGCCCAATCTCTTACTGCGCCATAGATGTTATCCGGCGTGTAGCAATCGTCCGTTGTTTTCTTCGCTTCAAACTTTTTTAAAAACTCTTGATATTCTTCGTCATCGTCCGAAAGCTCTCCGCACTCCATGCGTTCCCTAAATTCCTGCTCTCGTTCCTCATTCGTTAGCTCTTCGTCGTCTGTGTCGAGCAAACACCAATTGAAATCAAACGCCGACAAATCCAGCTCCGGTAGTTCCTCTGCCAGTAGGTCAAAGTCCCAATCGCTCTCGTTGCTTTTGTTGTCCACCAGCCGCAGGGCGTTCACTTGCTCCGGTGTCAGATCGTCCACGCAGACGCAGGGAACGGTTTTCATACCCAGCTTCTTAGCGGCCAGCGCCCGGCAGTGGCCAATGACAATCACCCTGTCTTTGTCGATAACCACCGGCTGCACAAATCCGTACTGTTTGATGGATTCTGCCACGTTGGCGATCTGGGTTTTATCGTGCTTCTTTGCGTTTTTGGCATACGGCACGATTTCGCTTAATTTCTTCTGGATAACGTTCATAAACTCGCTCCTTTGCGTTAATCGTAGTGCTTTCCCCGGGCGGTGATACATATTCTTCAAAGTATCCCATTTTATCGGCGACTGCGTAAACAAACTCTTTGTTCCACTTGCACGCCGTGCTTTCCGAGATATACAGCTGTACGGCAGCACCGGGGACATTGTACTGCCGTTTCCTATAAATTAAGTCGATCATTCTCAGGCGTTCAGCGCCTCTGTATTGGCTTTTTGTTTCTTCGATAACTTTGTCTACCGCTATCTTAACAAGGTAGTTCTGGTAGGTCAGCGGGGCTGTGCCGCTCATATTTCGCATGATGGATTCTTTTACGTAGTGATACCACCAGTATTTTGGCCTTGACATAGCCCCGCCTCCTTTCAAATAACCATCAGACGATTGCTGCATTGGGCATTCCAGCCAGCCAACCAATCGGTTTGGATATTGCAAGCAACTTTGTCAGCGCAGCCATCCGCTTTACCGTATTCGCCTTGCTTGCTGCTTCATACAGTGCCGCAATGCATCCGTATCCCTCCATCTTGTCCTCGGCCAATACATAGGATGTTGCCTGTAATGCCTCCGAAAACCATCCGGGAACGCTGCCACCCATATAGGTCGCCATAGTCCTGCGGATAATCTTTTCAGGGTCAACCCCATCGTCTTCCTCTGCATCTTCCCATACTCCGTCCTTGGCGACCTGCTTAATAGCTGCCGCCAAATCCTGCGTAATGCGCCCGTTTACGTTTTTGATGATTTGATCTTGGTCGAATGTAATTTCCGCCATAACGCGCTCCTTTCACTTTCCGTTTGCGGTAACTTTTTCCTTGGCATGAGAAAGAAGTATCACCTCACTTTCTCCCATTCACACCCCGCAGCCGCCTGCGCACCTGCTCCCGCGTCCACTGCACCTCTGCCCGGTGGAAGGCCTTGGCGATCTTGTAGTCTGCGCAGCGGTCGGAGCAGGCAGGGGAGCGGCGTTTGCAGTCTTTACAGCAGCCGAGGAAGCTAATGTTGATCGGCATCATTTGGGGCTCCTGTTTTGCCGTCCCCGGCAAATTGCTCCATATTGCGCACGTCCGCAGATTGGTCTCGGCGCTGGCCCCGGCTGCAATAGTCGTCCTCTCTGCGCCATAATCTGGTGCAATCAAGGCTTGGGTTCCCGTCCCGGAATCCATGTGTAATCACATTTTCGCACAGTGTACAATAAGAGCCAACGTTCACGCCGAATTCAATCGGCGCCATCCCTGGTTCCATCCCTGGTTCCATCCGTGGCAGCTGTTCGTAAAGCATGATAGAGCCGTCATCACGTTCGATGTGCTCCGGCATCCAGAATTTGCACTCCCGGCACCGCACCACCGGCACGGCATCCACGGTGGGACTAAGTGAACGAGCAATCATGCGAGCATCTTGCAACGACAAATAAATCCCAAAAGAATCTTTTCCTTTATCCTCCGCATCTGCCGCCATCCCCTCGATACAGTCAGCTAAAATCCGTGCTTTGGATTGCTCAATTTGCATTTTCTAACCCTCCTATACATCAAAGTAATAATGTTCAAAAAGCCATTGAATAGCGTGTTGCAGTTCATCTTTTGTAATGCCGTTCAGCGTTTCAAAGGATGCAATTTTTTCAATGGCAAGGACTTTTGCCCAGATCGGGACTGTTTCATCGCCCATACGATATTTGAAAATGTCAAAGGCTTGTCCGATGCTCAAATTCCCGGTACACGGGAATGGAATCACAGCTGGTTTTGGCTTCTCGATAATTTCCTGTGGAAATCCGTCCATTTGGGTTTGCAAGGTTATCAATGTAATACCTCCTTCGGCGGTTCAGGCAGCGACATCCAGTGGGTAATAGCCTCTGTCTTGTCGTAAATCCTGTTCCACATCCATTTCCAGCGCTCTACAGCTTTTCCTCGCACAACTTCCCTTTCATAACTCAAAGGGAATACGTGCCCTTTTGCACAAACAATAACCGTCCTTTGTTGCCAATCGCCATTTGGTAGAACCGGCAGCCTCTCGCTGCACGGAATCCACCTTTGCCGTTCCAACGCCTTCATGCCCATCCGGCAAGCCTCGTTTACCTCGTCCAGATCGGCGGCGGGAATTCTGTGGAAATCCTCCGCCAAATCGTTATAGGCATCGGCATAGATTCCGCTTTCCCCGCCAAGCTCTTCAAACGCTTTTTGCAATTCTTCCGATTGCTCACGGATATAAGCGATTGCCGCCTCTCGGCTGATGTAATCACTCATGCTCAGCCCTCCGGTTCCAGACCTTAATTGCTTCATATTTGTTTTTGAAATACCCAGTCCATGGATTTACAGGACACGATGTGGTATCATTGGCGCACTCCACAAACCACATTTTCCCTGACTGCTGCACCTGCCCAGAGGCGCCGCAGAACGGGCAGGGCTTCGATCTGATTTTGTCAGCCCTCCAAGTCTCAAAAATCTGGTCAATCACAGCCTTACACTCGGCTACGATTTCCTCGGTTGTCCACCTTTTAACATCCACAGACGCGTATCCATTTGTTGCACCAAGGTATCCGTCATAGTCACCCCAATGGGCGTAGTCCCACCCGATGAAAATACCTTCGTGTTCTACGGTTACCAGCCTGTTATCGGTGTAAGTCACGCCACCGTGGCAGGATATATCATACGGGTTTACGGTCGTGATTCCGGCCGGGGCAGTGTCCACATAAGCACAAGGATGTGTGCCAAGGTTCAGGACATAGTAGGGTATTTCCCGGTATACGCCGTCTGCAATACGGACGGGTTTAATTCTGTGGTCGTGGTATACCATCGGTTCTAGTTTCATGTTATCTCCTTCCCGCCCGGGTTGCCCCGGGCTATCAATTGCCTCGATTTCGAGGCGGTTAAAGGTGTCGATTTCGACCCGGTTAAACTTTCCCGGCCCAGGAATCGGCGTACTTTCTCCCGACAATCACAGCGTTTGCCCATTCCCTCTGGAATTTTCTCCACTCTGGGTCACGCCGCCCGGTTTGATCTCGGTATAGCATTGCAAATGGTAGAAATCCCAGCCCCATGATTTGCTTCGCCCGTTTTTCTGCTGCCTCCATGCTGTCCTCTGGGTAGCCGCACAACATATAGCACTTTACCTGGTGGCTTTTCCAGCTAAGCCCCGCATCATGCAGCATGTCCGACATAGCCCTTAAATGGTCGTAGTCGTCCATGGTGTCATAGGCGGTATAAAGCGTTTGCGGATTGATGGACATTAACTGCTCTGCTTTCCACGGGGTCATGTACTCCGGTTCCAACCCGCCGGAGAATACCGCCTTGCGCTTTTGCCGCTTCAGCATTGCAATCACCTGGGCAAAGTGCTGTTCGCTGGTAGCCAGTATGTTGTCGTCCAGGATGTTCCATCCGTCCCGCACTGGTAGCTCGATAACCCTGCCGTTGGCGCATTTTCCCACATCGCAGAACCAGCAATCTTTTGGACAGCCCCGGCTATGGTAGTAATCACCCCACCCTTGATAGCTTCCAGGGCATCCCCCAGGATGTGCCACTCCGGGTGACCGCCGGACGGCTCCTAGATGTCGCAGGAATACGCCTCATGTCCACGCTCCCGGAACGCCTTGCACACGGTTTGTGATTCCTCGCAGGCTATCAGAACTTGCATTTTTAGTAGTCGTCTCCATTCCTCTTGTCAAACTCTACATGGATCTTCGGCACCCATGTATTGCTCAGTGCACTTTCCACACCCGTAAAAAAGCTATCGACAAATTTTGTGTAATTAACTTTTTTAGCCAGCTCCGCTCTAATTGCCTGTGTAATTTCCGGTTTTCGTTCGTTTACAAGTGCCTGTAACTCATCACGGGCGATTCCCTCAATCGCACTTCTCACATAGAACTCCAACAATGTATATTTATTATCGTTACTATAGTTGGAAATTTTTCCGGTTTTATCAACTTTCGTAGACAAAACCATTTTTACGATCTGGCTCACGATTTCGTTTTTCCCGTTTAAGGATTCCGAAATTCCCATCATAACGGTTTGTTTTACTGCTTCCGCCAAATAATCCTGATCGATGTTCAAGTCCAATCCTACAATATTCGCCATTTTAATTTCCTTTCTGTTTTCCTTTATTCCCCGGAGGGGCCTTCCTCCACCGGGGAGCGGAGCCAGTCGAGCCAGCAGGCCCCGCAGCGCTCGCTGCACTTTGCTCCCGGGGGGCATCCGCCGTTAAGGATTTTTGCTAATTCCTCGTCCGTCATAGCTCGGATTCTGTCTCGGATTCTGTCACTGTTTGTTTTCGGCTTCACTTTTCTCTGAGATTCAAGCTTTTTAAGCGCATCCTGAAAGCAATTGGCCGCATCGTGGAGGCCGGCGGCCCATACCTGGTGCATCATCTCCATTTCCCATGCCCTTTGGTCGGCGCAGCATCCATTTTTTCCAAACTCATGGTTTACCAGGTTTGGCGCAAGTTGTTCTAAAACATTGCTCATTCCACATTTCCTTTCTTTTCCGCCTCGCTTTCCAACCAGTCGAACCAATCATCCGTTGTGCGGAAGTCGCCGTCGCAGAACGGTGCCACCGGGCAGTTTCCGCAAGAGTAGCAAACGCACACGCTGTAAAGGATACCAGCCAGGTCTTCATTTGGCAGTGCCCGGATTCTATCCGCATTTGTCCGCGTTTTCTCGGAATTCTCAGAGTTTTTCACAGTTTTTCATCCTTTCCGCTCTGCGTTTCTTGCTCTCCCGCTCACTTTTCATGGCCCCGACGTGGGCGCATTCTGGGGTGCAATATTTGCGCATATTGCTGGGCAGCGGTTCGCCGCAGATGGCGCAGCGGCGCAGGGACTTTTCTTGGGCCGCTTTGGCTGCCTTGGCCTTGTCGTGGGCGGCTTTTGCCGACTGCCGGTTGAATTCCGCCTGGCATTCCAGGCTGCACAGGGTGCGCCGCCCGCTTTCCGGCGGAATGGGCTTGCCGCAGATACGGCAGATCTTTTCGGGATTCATGACCGGCAGCTCCCGCAGGGGCGTTACTGCCTCCGGCAGCACATAGGGCCGGGGTTTGGCGGCCATGTAATCGCCGTAATGGAGGCCGTTTCGGGTGGCCATGTAAGCATCATGGCAGGAGCGGCAGCGGCCCCGTTCGTCCAGCTCGTCCCAGGTGTGGGACGTGTGACAGATTTTGCATTTGCTCATGCAGTGTTTCCCTCCATCATGCGGCGGATGGCCGCCCGTTCATCATCATCCAGAGGGCGGGGGAGTGCCTGGTTTTCCGCTTCCAGCGGCTTGGCAAATCTGGCCGTAAGACCGGCAATTTTCTCCCGCACCGGCAGCGGGATTTTGCGATCCTCTACCTGCCGTTTTTCCAGGATTTCATACACCTGCCGAAAATTTGCCCGATCTGCAATCTGATTTTCGCTCCAACACAGGCTCTTATAGCCCAGCCGCCGCACGGTCTCCCGCGTCAAAGGCGGCAACGAATCCAAGGCTTCCGCCTCGTTGTAGCTGCCATATTTGCGGATTGCAGCCATAGTTTTATTCCACCCCTCGCCCCAGTCCTCGGCAGCTCCGCCGTTCTGGATTTCGGCCATACCGTCCCGAATATCAGCGATGGACGGGGACCATTTGTTCGTCGCAACCCACTTGCTCAGGATTGCTTCCGCTGCCTCGTAGGGGATATCTTGCAGCTGCCGAAACCAGAGTTCCATCGCCTGCTTGTTCGGCAGGATGTTTTCCCGGCTGTAGTACGTCCGCAGTGCTGCGGCAAAATTGCCGAATTCCTGTGCGTTCATCCAGTCACCTCCCGGCTGCTGGCCCAATCTGCGGCCATGCCGTAAAAATCATCAAGTTCCTGGGCCTTTGTAGGCTTTTGGAATTGCTGCCGGTTCTGCGGCCTCGCCTGGTTCTGCTCCCGGGAAAGCCAGGAGTTTACAAACCGCATGATTCCGGCTTTGGTTTTGCGATTCTTTGGGTTTGCCAAAAGCCAGCCCCGCATATTCCGAAGCTGCTGGTCTACGTCAACGGCGGGATACAGGCCGGAAAGTTCATCCACCGTTTCCTGGGCAATCGGAAAATCAGAGCCGTCAACCAGCGGCAGCACCGCAGCAGGCGGGGGGCTGCTTGGCAGCTCCGCGCAAACATCCGTAGGATGTATATTATCTATCTCTTTCTCTACCTCTACCTCTATCTCTATCTCTTTCTCTTTCTTGCTTACGGCTTGCTCTACCTTAGCATTTGCTTCCGTTTTGCTTTCGCTTTGCTTAGCGTTTGCTTTCGGTTTGCTTCCACCGTTTTTCCCATTTTCGGCCTTTTCCCTGGCTTTATCCAAAACAGGTCGAAGCAACTCAAAAGCAATCGCCACTGCGTCCGAAACGGGATCCAAATCAGGCTCTTCCTGAAAAAGCGCATAGGAGCATATGATATCGTAAGCGTCGGCACGATCAGCCTTTTTCTTGATTCGGCTGATGGCCTTGTAAAAGCTTTCGTAAAATGTAAATTGTGTTCTCACGGTCACACTTCCCTTATCCGGATTCCGTACCGTTCCAGCATCAGCTTTCGCTTGATGATGTATTCTTTCGTTCGCACGCCCTTTGCATCCTCCACGACGGTTTCATCACCCTTTGTGTAAACAAAGTCCGCAATGTAGGCGCATTCCTTTTCCAGGACTTCCCCGGGCTTCCTGCGGCCCTTGTTCGGGCCACGCTTGTAGACCTCAAAGCTCGGTGCTCGCTGCGTAGGTATTAGGATGTATTTTACTTGCAGCCGCAAATCAGAGATTTGCCCGGCCAGCTCCAGGAGCCGAAGCTCCTGGAACCGTCTGGCCTCTCTGCGGCTGTCAAAGGTTATCCCGGAAACCGTTTGTTTCCGGCTGCCGTATTTGCTCCGCATAGTTTAAAATGGGAGCTGGGTGTCTGCATCTTCCAGCATGGCGAAATCCTCTGCCGGTTGTGCTGCATACCCTGCGTCGGGCTTTTGGAGACTCTGTGCGCCGCTTTCTTTGTTTCCGAAGAAATACACAGAATCAACCTTGATTTCAGCAACTCGGCGCTTCTGCCCTGCCTTGTCCGTGTACTGCCGGATTTGCAGCCGCCCAGAGACGGCGGCCATATCGCCCTTTGCCAAATATCTGGCTGTGTTCTCGGCAGTGCCGCCCCAGGCCACGCAGTCGATGAAATCAACGGCTCTCTCACCGCTTTGCTTATCAGCTATGTCCCGCTCACAAGCCAACGAAAAACTTGTGACGGCAGTTCCGGAACTTGTGCGTCTCAGCTCCGGGTCACTGGCCAGACGGCCCATGACGGCTATGTGATTCAGCAATTTTATTCACCCCCAAAAAGCGCGGCAGCAATATCCTGTGGAGCAGTCTCCGGTAGCTTCTCCGGCTCCTGGGGCTGCTCTGCGGGAATATCCGCTACAAATTCAACGGGTTCCTCCTGCCCCTGCTCCTCCGCCGTGTACAGTCCGGCCAGGTTGCCCGGAAATGCTTCCCGAAGGGCCTGCACCTGGGCCACTTTTCGAATCATTGTAGCAGGCTTTTTGCTCCACTGGCCGTTCAGGCTTCCGTCTTTCTTCCGCCCGGCGTATTCATCAAAACTGACTTCCACCCTGGTACTGTATTTCCGGTCCTTGCGGAATACCTCAGCCCAGCCACCGACGATTTTTTCACCAGGCAGATAAAACGTGCCGGTTCTGTGTTCAATCTCGCCGGAATCGTCGCTTGCAACAATGATTCCGGATTGCTGCCCGTCGTAGGTTTGATTGGCCTCAGCCCGTTTTGTGAAAGCCTCTTTCCCGACAACCATCGTCGCGGGTTCACTGCCGTATTTGATGCAGTATGCCTCTTTTAGCCAGGGGTTCAGCTCGGAGAATTTGCAAAGGTTGATAAACATTGCAACCTCCTGCATGGTCACGCGCTCCTTGTCGCCGGAAACAAGATAGTTTCGGACAACGGATGGGGTAAGAGTGACCTCCATGCCGTTCACCTGGAACGATGTGGACTGTTCTTTTTTTGCCGCTTGTGTTTGCGGCAATCTGTTTGTAACTGCCATTTTGATTTCCTTTCCGCTTAGATCGCCTTATATTTGATTTCCCGCTCCCGGAGATATCTCCCGAGTTCTGCGGCCTCCTTGGTGGATAGATACGCCTGGAACCCAATCCATTGCCGGGGGGCTTCCTGCGGCGCCTCCGGCTGCATGGCTGCGGCCATATCTGCGGGGGCCTCGCGCTCGGGTTGGTTTGGCTGCACTTCCAGCGGAATTCGTGTCTGGGCGTGTTCTGCTTCCCACTTGGCCTTTTCCGCTTCCTGGGCTTTTATCTTTTCGTTTTCGGCAATAGCGGCCTTAAAGTCCAGGGTTTCCTGGTACTTTAGGATTGCACCATAGCAAACGCCCATGCTGTCCAGCTGGCGAACATCGCTTTCGATGGATTTTAAAAGCCCGTCAATATCCGATGCAATGTCTTTTATCGGGTAGGAGGCATTCAGCCATTTCGGATTTGTCCTGCGCATCCAGTCCGGTGCTTCCTTGCTGTCCCACAAAGCCTTGATTTCTTCGGCCTTTTTCTGACGTTGGGCCTCCTCAAAGCTCTTGATCTGGCTGTCGATGGCAGCCGCGGCGTTGTCTACGATTCCGCACAGCTCCGCAACCTGGGCCTTAAATTCGGCAAATGGCTTCATAAACTCCCGTTCCTGCCGAATGCGTTCATCGTTCAGGGCCTTTTTCAGCCGGTTCAGGCTGGCCCTGTCTGCTTTTGCCTCTCGGATTTGGTCATCCGAATAGGCAATGCCGCTGTATTCAGCGACTTTTTCTGTCAGCTCCCGTTTTAAATCAGCATAATTAAATGCGATCTTCCCGGGCTGCTGCAATCCTGTGATTTTCAGTTCCACAATATTTCCTCCTTATATTTCCGGCAGCAAAAGCGCCGGTTCCTGCCCATTTTGAACGCTTTCCCAAAATTCAGCGCCCTTTTCCATCAGATAATCCATATCGTCCTGCACGGCTGCCCGCTCGATGATGTAGTTTCGCGTTTGAGAATAGGGTAGGCCCTCATATTCGGTTTTCAGTCGTGCCGTTAAAATGGTAAAATCTGCCTCGATAACCGCCATGTAAAAAAGAATTTGGCAAAAATAGTTCGGCGGTATCTGATGATTCCATTTATCTTTCTGCCGGGGCTGTAAAATGTTTGTGGTTTTGCACTCCCATACACCGGCCCGCCCGTTTTCGTCCCGAAGCCATCCGTCCAGGGAGGCCAGCGCCCAGGGGTATTTTGAATTCCGAAAACTGTTGTTTTCCTCGTAAAACATTTCGATCTGCGGAAAATCCAGCTTGAAAAACTCCCGCATTAACGGCTCCGCCCTAACTCCGTATTGAACATATGGCTTATCGCTGATGTCCTCGGCCTCCACAGTCCCGGCCTTCCGCTCCCATAAATCCACATTGGACATATAGGGGTTCATGCCTACAACGGCGCTGATCTCACTGCCGCCAATGCCGTGCGCCCGGTGTTCCAACCACTTTTCACGGCTGGGAAACACAAATCGTTCAACCATTCGCCTTGACATTTCCTTTCTTTTCGGCTATAATAGCCGTGATTTCAATATTTCCTTTCTGCCCTTGCCGCTCCCGGTGTCACGACCGGGGGCGGCTTTTTACATAAGCTCCGCAGCGGGAACGTTCAGAACCGCTGCAATTCGCTTTAGCAGGGGAACGGAGGGAACTTTTACCCCGTGCTCCACCTGGTTAATCATCTGGCAGGTGACATACACCCTGTCTGCAAGCTCGGTCTGGGTCAGGCCCATTCGCTCCCGCAGCTCTGCAAGCCGCCTGTAATTGATACTGTCCATTTTCTCACCCCCAATATTCCATATCGTCCGGCAGCCCGTGAATATCCACGGAACTTACCATATTGCCTTTGCAATCTTTGCACACTGTCAGCGGTATTTTACCGACGTACAGTGTGTATTTTTCTTCGCCTACGCGGATTTCGCCGCCGCAGCAGTCGCATTTGATCGCGCCTTTGTCGGCCCGCGCCTGCCGCCGGTCTTCCAGCTCCCAGGGCTCCACAAATCGTTCCATTCTCGCAACCCCCTACAGGCTTATGATCGTGTAGATCACTACATCGGCAACGGCCAGGACCAGGAAGATATTCATTTTCTCCCGGGCCTTGCGCTGCTTTTCAACAGCCGCCATGATTTCGTCATCCAAATCGATACACCCCCTGCCTGGGCGTTGTATGGTTGCGGTTTACCAGCTGTACAAAGGCCTTGTCTCCGGCCTGGTTCGTCTGCTCGGTTTCGTCCAACTGCCGCCGAAGTTCTGCAATCTGGGCTTTCAAAGCCTCGTTTTCCTTTTTTTCTTCAACCAAAGCCGCCCGACAGCGCTTGAACTGCTGGCACAGCAGCCGCATTTTTGCGGCCTCTTCCGGCTTTAGATCATTGATAATGTCGCTCAGCATCATTTTCAAATCCATTCCTTTCTGTTTGCCGGGATAACCCGCCCGGCTCGGGGCCGTCTGTTCCGTGCTGCCAAAAACAAGATTAGGAGGTTCGGCGGCCATGCCTCAAAACCGCCGTGGTGGGGAGCGGCGGAATCGAACTCACCGCAGCTACAGCTGATTCACCGCATCTTCCAGATGCTCCCCATGTTGCCGGTCTTTCCCGGCTGTCAAACGATATTTGCTTACCGCTATTTCACGTTTGCCAAACATTCCTCTTTAATTTTGGCGATATAAGCTTCTACGTCGATTTTAAAAGTGTTTCCAGCCCAGAATCCAGGGACTTTCCCGGCCTCCATATCCCGCCGGACTTCCCGCTCCGACTTGATTCCACGCTTAGAAAATTTTCGCGCACATTCAAAGATGCAGTTTTCCATGGGTTTTTCCTTTCTGCTTTTGATTTCAATTTGCGTTCTCCCTGACGAACTTTCGAATTTCCTTATCGGAGTACCCCAGGAATTTCAGCACCACCGAAATGTCCGGCTTCATCAACTCTACGAACCGTTTCATGGCGGATACCGGCATAGCTTCGGGGTTCTTCCGGTAGGTTCCAACGGTTGTGCGGGATACCTCCATATCGTTTTCCAGCTCCCGGTTGGATGGATACCAGGTTTTATTCGCCTGCATCCCGATTGCCACCTGAAACGCGGCCTTGGCTTTCTCTGCATCCTCAGCGGCGTACTTCCCGGCCAGCTGCCTGATTCTCGGCATCTTGCGCACCTCCTTGTTCGTCTTGCCCCTGGCAGGGGGGAGCAGCCAAAGCCACAACAAGCATTTCCCAGGGTGGTCTTACCCTTTTACATGGGGAGTTTTTCCCCAAGACCCAGGCCATAAAATCGGTGGCGCTCATCTTGTCGCTGCTGCCCTGCCATCATCAGACCAGGTGGGGCGGTTCCTGGTGACGGCCCGCAGGCCGTTTCGGCTTTATATTCTTTCGGCATCAAAAAACCGTAGCGTAATTTCTTTTTTATCGTACTTTCCCCAGCGCATTTCTTCACAAAGCATTTTCAAATAGCCCTGGGCGGTTCTCAAATCAAAAGATTTTGGGTCACCAGACCAAACGCTTGTGAATTCGCTGGCATCGTGCAGGTTGCTCTGAATCGCTCGTTTCTGGGAAACGTAATTTTCGTTTGCTTCAAATCGTTGCAGATACCGAACGTCATCCCGGATAATCTCAACTTTTTTCATATCAATTTCCTTTCTAATCCCTTGAAAATCTTGGGTTTGTGTGTTATATTGTAGGTAGCTCTTAACTACAGTTACATTATAGCTTACCTAGCTTACTTTGTCAAGCGTTTTTTGAAAAAATAGTTTACTTTGTTTTAAGTGAGGCTGCAAATGTTTTACAATATTTTTTTGAAGCTATGCAATGATAGGGGAATAAGCCCGTCGGCTGCTGCACTGGATATGGGATTTACAAAAGCGGCAAATACGAAATGGGCAGCAGGAAAGACCCCCAGAGACGCAACCTTGGCGAAAATTGCTGAATATTTTAATGTATCTGTAGAATATCTAAAGGGTGAAGATGGCGAAACCGACGAAAGAGGGCAAAAAAACAGCCCCGCCCAGATGGACGGGGCGGGGGTAGATGATAAGCTGCGGAAAATCTGGGACGATTGCACCGAAGCGGAACGCAAGGCAATTGTCAGCTTCTACGAAACAATTCGTGGGCTAAGAGGAAAGACGGAATGAAAATAAACCCAGATTGCGTCCGGGACTTGCTGATTTACTGTGTGAAGAACACCAGTGTTGCAAATGACTACGTGCAGGATCCGGACAAAAACTGCATTATGCATTTCCACATTTTGTGCGTTGACTCCATGATCAAGGACGATGCACTGGCAGCGTACTCGTTTGGGGAACTGGTTTATCATATTATCCAGCTTTCCGATGACGGTTTTCTCGCTACCGATTACAGATTCCACAGGGAACAGCAAAAAGAAAAATTTCCGGCTCCACGGATTTTTTATGTAACGCCAAAGGGACATAATTTTGTTTCTGAAACCTACGAAAAACAACGCTGGAACAGTGTCAAAAAAGCATTGTCCGCAGTGGGAAGCGTGTCTTTGCCGGTCATGGAGCAGGTGGCGGGCAGTATTGCAACTGCTGCAATATCACAATTGCTTACTGGAGGCAACGTCACAGGTGCATAAGGTCGGCAAACGGTCTAGGCTGCACGTCATAGCCGCCTCTCCCGTCAGGCCAGTAGGAAGCGGGAGACGCTTTGAATTTTGTTTCAGCCATAGCAACAAGCCGGCTGCTTTCAATTGTCTTTTCTAGCCATTGTGGGATGTATGACGCTTCATCCCAAGAAAGCCCAGCTGCTTCAATGATTGCCATGCACTGGTTGGCAACTTCGACACGCTTGACAATTTTTGCCTGTCCTGGAGACAACTCAGGGCGGCGTTCTTCCACGTTTGTCATTTCTGTTCCTCCTCATTCCAAGTCGTTTTGAACGGAATCCCGGCTCGCAGAATCATCAAAAGCAGCTCTTCTTTTTCCCGCTCTGTAAGCGTGGAAATTATCCGCTCGATTTCGTTCTTTGCGGCAGCGGCGGCGCTTGTATCACAGCAGTTTTTCGAAAAGAAATCTTCTTGAATTTCTTCAATTGGTGCGATTGCATACCCTTTCATGCCGCTTTCATCGCCATTGTAGCACATTTCGTTTCCGTTAGCAATCTTTTCCATATCTTTTCTTCCTTTCATATGTTTCGGCAGTGCGCCGCGTGATATAATATAGGGGGTGATTCTGATGGATCGAGAAACCAGGGATAAGCATTGGGCAGAATTAAACAAGCTTTCCGCGGATTACATCGCAAGCGGTGGTTATGCCGCGTATACAATTGTTCGCTATGCCATGGCGTTGCAGCTGCTTTATGAGCAGAACTATGTGGATTCTTTCGCAATGCTTGCGGAGGTGTTTCTTTGGGAGCTTAACGGCATGGATACGCCGTATTATTCATCCAGCCTTATTGGTATTGCAAAAAGGCTTTATCCATGCCTGCCGGTATCACGGATGAAATTGAATAAAATTTTATCCGATCGGATAAAGGCCCAGGCAACGCCGTTCCACTTTTACTCTGCCCAGGAAGTGCAGAAAATGTTTATGCTGCTGATAACTGGAAAAGAGAACGCTGCCGCCAATATCTTTATGGGCGGTCTGCCGAATGTAAAGAAATGGTTGCAGAGATCGAAAAAAGAAACGGAAAACGATCTTAAAATACAGGATGCGCAGTTGGAGCAGGTGCAGGAAGCGGAAGAAAAATACAAAGAATCCAAAAATCTGGAAGAATACGTTGATTTTTGGGAAAACGTTTGGTTGGGCGGGGGGCTGCTGTTTTACGGCTCTAAATGGTGGTTCGTTTTGCCGGATTTGTATTTTAAGCAAAAACGGTTCGATGAAGTTATCGAATTTTGCACGATGGTAAAATTTTTGGATGATTACGCATCCGATAAAGCCGATAAATATATTCTCCGTGCCCAGCAGCGAAAAGAAAAGCAACTGGCGAAAAGCATTAAAACGAATGTTTGAATATGTAATATCACACAATAAGTGCATTAAAACGGCCTTATTGGAGAAGGAGAAAGTAAAAATGGAACTTGACACACAAATTAAAGATTTAAAGAAATGCAACAAGATTTGCACGGCGCTAATCGCTGTTATTGCCGTTTTATGCGTTGCTCTGGTTTCGGTGGTGCTGGCGGGGAAAGCGAAGCAGGAGCGCCGTGCAGAGTTCTTTCGGCAAGTTGCAGAATACGGTACGAAATATTTGTACGAAAACACCAGCATTCAGCAGGACGGAAACACAGTCGTTGTTACAACGCAGCAAGAGGATTATACAAAAGCTGGATTTGCAATGTACGGCGCTAAAGGCAACGAAATGATTGCCGCAAGTGAAAAAACAAAAGGTGAGAAATTGCAGCAAATGGCCGATGATTGCAAGACTGGTTTTACTGTGGTTTATAAATTCTTGGATGGCATCAACCCCGATACTGTGATTTTCTCCACCAGCGGCGGAGAGGTAACGCAGGAATGGCCTTACTAATTGCACCCGGCCCCCGGTGCCATTCAGGGGCCGGGCCTGCCGCCGGTTCTTTGCGTCCCTTGCCGGTTGCAGACTTACAATAGCATTTTTTATGGCAAAGTGTAAATAACAGGGATGATTTGTTGCTAATCAACCCTGTAAAATCAAAAATCATATTTGATATAGGAGGGCAAAAGTTATGGAATACCATCAAAATTCGACAATTGTCGCACAAATGCAGCCTATTTTTGATGCCCTCCCGGAAAAGCTCAAGGACGAGAAACTCCGGCGGGGGATGACGAACCAACAGCTTTCCGACGTATCAGGCGTTCCAATCGCCACAACAAGCAGAATCATTGCCGGGGCTGTCAGCAACCCCGGCATTTATCATATCGCCCCGCTCTGCGCGGCCCTGGGTGTGTCAATGGATGCGCTAATGGGCATGCCCACACAGGGTAGCAGCGCCGCAGAGCTGGACGGCCTGCGGCAGGAGCTAGAACACAAAACAGAATTGCTGGCCGAAAAAGAAGCTGCCGTCGGTCGTTTGCTGGACAGAAGCCGGATTTTGGAAAACGGGATCTCCGCCCGTGACGAACAAATTCAGCGGCAGGAAGAGGACATTCGCCGGAAAGATGCAGAAACAAAAGAGCTGCGCAACTTCTACAAGCCGCTAGTGTACGGCCTGTGTGGCCTGTGCATCCTGCTTACCGTCGTGTGGTGTATCTTTGTCGTTCTGGATGCCCGCCAGCCGGGCATAGGCCTGATACGTTCTGGAGAGGTATCCCCGCTGATCTGGGTAGGCGTTGCCGCTGTGGTGGTACTGCTAATCGCACTATTGTGTCTTGCTGCCAGACGATTCTATCGGAAAATCGGGTGATTATTTATGGGCAGAAAGAAAAAAGCACCGCAAATCCGTATCCCGGAAATCAAACAGCTGCCGTCTGGCTCCTGGCATACCCGGGTAATGGTGGACGGGAAAAGAATCGCCATCACCAAACCCACGTATGACGAATGCGTGGCCGAATACCTGGCCATAAAAAAGGGCGTTGTCCAGGCAAAGGAAAAAGGTCCCCAGCAGTCGAAGACGCTGGAAGAGACGCTGACGGACTACATCAACGCCCGCCGTGGCTTCCGTTCCCCGGCTACGATCTGTGGATATGAACGATACAAGAAAAACACCTTCCGCCAGATGATGCGCGCCAATGTCTACACCGCCACCGATGCCCAATGGCAGGCGGCCATCCAGCAGGAAAAATCCAGCGGCCACTCTCCCAAGTATATCAAAAATGCTTGGGGCCTGATTGCCGCCGCTGTGAAAGAGGAGACCGGCAAGCGGCCCACGGTGATGCTGTATCCCAAAAATGCAAAGCCAAGAATATATTTGGAGCCGGACCAAATCGACATTTTTGTGGACGCCATCAAGGGGACAGACATCGAGATTCCGGCCCTGCTGTGCCTGTCCAGCCTGCGCCGCTCTGAAATGCTGGCCCTGAAATGGGCCAACGTGGATATGAAAAACAAGATCATGCACATCCAGGGCGCGAAAGTGGAGGGCGAGCACGGCCTGGAATACAAGCCGCAGAATAAGACGGACAAGTCCCGCCGCGCTGAGCCAATTATCCCGCCGTTGTACGATGCCCTGTCAAAAGCTCCACACACCGGCGAATTTGTTGTCACAATGCCAGCAATCACAATTACCAGGCACCTGAAAAAAGTCTGCGCCGCCGCCGGTCTCCCTGAGGTTGGAATGCACGGCCTCCGTCACAGTTTCGCAAGTTTGGCTTACCACCTGCAAATCCCGGAAATGATTGCAGCCGAAATTGGCGGCTGGAATGATCTGGCCACGATGCACAATATCTATACTCACCTGGCCGAAAAAGACATCGCCAAACGGGGCCATCAAATTGTGGATTACTTCGACGCAGAGGCGATAAAAACCCGCAAATTGGCAACGGAATTGGCAACGGAAAATAAAACGCTCTAG